CCCACAATATGCTTGAGTCCATCATCGGACCAACCATTAGTTCTATACAAGTAGAGCTAGAAGAAAACTTCCCACCCATCAATCCACATCCGAAGCAAAGCATCGGCGAAGTCATGTACTTAGCCGGTCAACGCTCGGTAGTCGAGTGGTATAATAAACGAATCAGTAAGGATGAAATCTGATGGGAATGAAAAGGCAACGCCGTAGAAAAAAACAAGTTGCTGCAAAGAGAGCAAAAGCTAAGGCGGCCAAAACTAAAAAGACGACGAGCAGCTCCGGTGGTGGCGGCGGTGGCGGTAAGAGTTCTGGCGGTGGTAAAAAAACTACAACTAATAAAAAACCCTTTAAGAAAATTAGTCTGAAAGGGCTGACGGGCAAAGAAAAAGCCCAAGCAATGGCTAAGAATAGGATTGGTGAAGGAAATGCTAGAAACCCAGACAAGACTATTGCTCAAGTCAAAAAAGAAAACAGAGAATCTATGTTTGCTGCTGCTGCTGAAAGACATGCAAATTTTAAAGCAGAACGAGCAGCTAAAGCAGCAAGAAAGAAAAATTTAGATAGGAACCTAAAGAACTTTGATGCTAAATCATATCTAAATAGATACGCAGATCTTAGAGCCGCTTTTGGTACGGACGAAGCTGCTGCCCGACGCCACTATATAAAGCACGGCTTTGATGAGAACAGAGATATATCTAAGTTTAAAGCACCTACTACCGCACCAGCCGGAGCATTCGGTATCAGTGCAGTTGGAAAGGCTCAAGCAGAAGCTAATAAACGAGAAGCTGCACAGCAGAAAAAATCTTATGAACAGAACAGAGCATTAGTTAGAACAACTTCTAGATTTAAAGATGAGAGAGCTCAGAGACAATTTGATGCGGCAAGAGAAGCAGCTAAAAAGGGACTTAAGGTAGCTCAAGGTGTAGGCAAAGTTGAGAATTATATACGCAATAATCCTCTTCAGTCATTAAAGATAGGAAAGGCTGCGGTTCAAGACATGGCACAGCTTAATCAAAGATACAACCAAGACGTCAGAGGTAGACAGTATAGTGAGAGGGATAAGACTGCACTATATAAGTCTCCACAAGAGTCAACTTTAAAAGCAGACGTCAGAGATACAATAGGTGCAGTTAATACTGTACGTGGTATTGTGAAAGCAGATGATAAGCGTCAAGCTTTTGCAGATGCGAACACTAATGATCTTAAAAACATCTTGACAAAAGGTTATCCGGCATTCCAAGCTAGTAACTTAGCACAAGTGGCTGGTGAAATGGCTGGACTTCCTTCAAACTTCAAGACCCAAATTCAACAACCCGTAGATAAATTAAAAAACGAATTAAGTAAAGTTACGATTGGTGATAGAGATTCTACTTACAAAATGATTTCTGATTTTGCAAGGGATGTAGGCACTGACCCTTCTTACGGGTTAATTGCCAGAGGACTCCATCAATTTAGACCAGTAGCAGAGAATAAAGACGGATCTATTGATACAGCTGCGGGTGGTAATCCTAACGCTACCTTTATGGATAAGTTAAGAATGTCATTTGACATCTCACAGCCAACAGTTCCGGGTCTGAATAGAGAGCAGATGGGTATAGTAGGATCAATAGGTAACAGACTCATTTCTGGTAAAGCAACGGATATAGTAAGAGAAGGTTACGATGGATCAAGATATAATTTAGAAGATGGTACAGGTTTTAACGCATTAAAGTTCACACAGTTAGCACAGAATATTGCTGGTAACCTTGGTGATCCAGACTCAATTGCAACCAAGAGAGCTGGTGAAATTAAAAGTCTAACAGGTGATGGTAGAGGAGTTACACCCGGTACACTTATTAGAGGAGGTTTAAATATGGTAGGTGGTGGTGGTAATCAAACCCTCAGTACACCTACACCTACACCTACACTTACACCTACACGTAGCAATGACGATATGAAAACTCGTCCGCCAAGAAGCAATACTAATACTAATACACCTAGCACAGGTAGTGATATTTTAGGAGGTATTGTAGATTCATTAACTGATACAAGTGATACAAGTGGTACAGTACCTCCTACTTATACAGGTACAGGTACAGGTACAGGTACTGGAACTGGTACTGGCACAGGTACGGGTACTGGAACCGGTACAGGCACAGGCACAGGCACGAGTACAACCACAGGCAGCGGTTATACCGACTCAGGTTTTAACGATGCTCTGAAAGGTTCAAAATTTAGAATCCCTGATTACAAATTTAAACTACGAGGACGGAAACGAAACAAATTAGGTTTTAGAAGAACATTCCAACGACCTCAACGAATGACAATAGCAGCATAAACAATGACAGCAAAATCTAGGTATGATAATTTATCCAGTGATCGTTCCCAGTTTTTGACCGAAGCGGAAGACGCAACTAAACTTACATTACCATATCTTATACGTGGTCACGAAGACTACCAAAAAGGTATGAAACAACTGAAGACACCTTGGCAGTCCGTGGGGGCTAAAGGAGTGGTAGCCTTAGCATCAAAGCTATCGCTATCTCTCGTACCTCCACAGACTAGCTTTTTCAAGCTACAGCTAGATGAATCACAGTTGGGTGAAGAGTTTGGACCAGAAATAAAATCAGAACTTGACTTATCCTTTGCAAAGATAGAGCGTACTATTCTTGACGCTATCGCTGCATCAGATGATCGTGTAGTAATACACCAAGCATTACAACATCTAGTTGTAGGTGGTAATGCTCTTATCTTTATGGGCAAGACAGGACTGAAGTTATATCCTCTTAACCGCTACGTAATAGAACGAGACGGCAACGGCCAAGTGATTGAAATTATCACAAAAGAAAGGATCAATAAAGATCTTATCCCTTCCTACTACGAGATCATGCCAGAAAGATTGGTCACAGATCAGGACGAAGAGGAAGAAGAATGTGATGTCTACACGCACTGCAAGCGTGACAACAACAGATTTGTATGGCATCAAGAGGTACACGATAAACGTATACCCGGATCACAAGGTAAAGCACCAATAGATAGTACACCATGGCTACCGCTACGATTCAATACAGTAGATGGTGAAGCATATGGTAGAGGTAGAGTAGGACAATTTATCGGAGATCTCAAGTCTCTTGAAGCATTGTCACAAGCTATCGTAGAAGGTAGTGCAGCAGCAGCCAAGGTTGTATTTACTGTATCACCATCATCGACTACAAAACCTCAGACGCTAGCAGCAGCTGGCAACGGAGCTATCGTACAAGGTAGACCTGATGATATAGGTGTAGTACAAGTCGGTAAGACAGCTGACTTTGCCACGGCATTGTCACACATGCAGACACTCGAGAAGCGATTGAACGAAGCGTTCCTTATTCTGTCAGTTCGGCAGTCAGAACGTACAACCGCAGAAGAGGTACGCATGACACAAATGGAACTAGAACAACAGCTCGGCGGACTGTTCGGGTTGTTAACTGTAGAGTTCCTCGTACCTTATCTCAACAGAAAACTTAGCATATTTCAGAAGACAGGCGAGATACCACGTATACCAAAAGGTATGGTTAAGCCTATCATCGTAGCTGGTATTAATAGTTTAGGTAGAGGTCAGGACGTACAAGCACTAGGTGGCTTCTTGTCAACGATTGCACAGACAATGGGACCAGATGCTATCATGCAATATATAAATCCGGATGAGGTTATTAAAAGACTAGCAGCTGCACAAGGTATAGACGTACTTAATCTTGTGAAGAGCATGGAAGAAAGGCAGCAAGAACAGCAGCAAGCAGCACAACAAGAAGCTGAAATGAAAGCTATTGATGCTACACCAGCTCTACTAAAAGCACCAATGTTAGATCCAAGTAAACAACCAACACCAGAACAACAACCACCACAATAATAACAAATGGCAGAAACATTAACAATGGAGCCTAACGTAGAGACGACGAGTATAGAAAATCTCTCTGCTGAAGAACAGGATTCCTTAAAAGTTGGTGAGCAGATGCAAGAAGCTCAGGACAACCTACTAGCTGGTAAGTATAAAAATGCTGAAGAGCTAGAGAAAGGTTATCTTGAGCTACAACAAAAGCTTAACACAAAAGAAGAAGAGCCAGCACAAGAAGAAGTAGAAGAGGAAGAGGCCGAAACTGAAGAAGTAGAAGCTAACATTCTCGATCAGTTATGGGAAGAAGCTGGAACAAAAGAAGGCTACACCCAAGAGTCTCTGGACAAACTACGCAAGATGAGTGTTGATGAGATCGCACAGATGCACCTTGAGTATCGAGATTCTGTAACAAAAGAACAACCACAAAACAGAGACTTTACTGAAGCAGATGTTAAAGAACTCAAAGGTATAGTAGGCGGAGAAAAGAACTACGCAAACATGATGCAATGGGCACAAGGAGCTCTTAATGAACAAGAGATTAAAATGTTCGATGCTGTCATGGCTAAAGGAGATCCACTAGGTGCATTCTTTGCAGTTAGAGCATTAGGCTATGCGTACAATGATGCAGTAGGATATGATGGAAAGATGGTGCAAGGTAAACCACCAAAGCAAAGTAGCGATCAGTTCCGTAGTCAACAGGAAGTTGTAAGAGCTATGGCTGACCCACGTTACGAAGAAGATCCAGCATACCGTATAGATGTTATGGAAAAATTAGAAAGATCACCAAACGTCAATTTTTAGGAGAAAAAAAAATGCCAATGGGTAAAGGTACTTACGGAAGTAAGAAAGGTAGACCGCCAAAGAAGAAAGCAATGAACAAAGGTATGTCTAAACTACCACCAGCAGTACAAAGAAAAATTCTAGGAAAGAAGAAAAAGTAATGTCTTATCAAGAGGATCTAATACTATCTATATATGGCAGAGGAGAGCCGGGGCTAGCTATGGCAGATCCTCTTCCTAAAGATGACCCTAACAGACCAGTCAAAGCACCGGGTAAAGATGGTACTCCATCAAGCCCCTACCTACCCGGTAAATCACCTATGCCTAGTAAGCAACTAGCTAACTTAGCTGACGGTGAACCTGACGCATCTATCATGAGAGGTTGGACTGAAAATGGTTTTGCTTATGATGGTCAAGGTAGAGCTTATATGCAGACTGGAGGTAAATTCTATGATGCTGGAGAGTATAATCCTGATATACATGGATTACCTGTACCACTTGTACAACAGCAACTGCAAATCAATCCTATGATTGCACATGCTGGCCCGGGTCAGTTCTATACAGAGGAAGGTGAGGTAACAGACGTCTCACCATACACGTTCAATCGTAATACGACTGAGCTAGAAGTACCGTGGTTAAAACAACAGTATGAGCAAAACTTACCACAGTATCAAAATCAACACATGAAGATATATCATGGCGGTTAAAAAGAAAAACGTATCCCTTAAAATGGGCAAGCACAAAAGCCGTAAGGGAGGTCTCACAGCAGCCGGTAGAAAGAAGTATAACGCAGCTACTGGCTCCAATCTCAAGGCTCCACAGCCCGGAGGTGGTCCACGCAAAAGATCATTTTGTGCACGATTCAAAGGAATGAAAGGTCCGATGAAGAAACCAAACGGCAAGCCTACACGTAAGGCACTTGCTATGCGACGATGGAAATGCTAACATGGCACACAAAAAAGGCAGCAAGTGTGGCTGCAAACACAAAGGTAAAAAACGCTAATGGCTAAAACATACGATTTAAATACTGGTAAAGAAACCAGATCAATTCCTGAGAGGCAGAAAGATAAAAAGCTGCTAGCTAAGTATACTCCCGAAGATAAAAAAAATGTGATTAACTATCATAAAAAGATTAAAAAAGATCCTAATTATATAATGAAGGATTATGAAAGAGAATCTATTTTGAGACAATACGGGAAGAATATCTAATGGCTAAAAGAGGTCTTTACGCAAACATACACGCCAAGAGAAAACGCATCAAAGCTGGCTCTGGCGAGAAGATGAGAAAGGTGGGTTCTAAGGGTGCTCCCACCGCCGCTAACTTTAAACGGGCAGCGAAAACAGCAAAACCTTACAAGAAAAAAAACTAAGAAAAAATGATTACTACCGAATACGGTAAGAAGAACATCTACCCAAACGAACCACCCATACAACTATTACCAGAACGAAAACTAATGTCACCAGAAGCAGAAAGATTTAATGGCTGGGCAGCTATGCTCGGTTTCGTAGCAGCTGTA